TTGAAAAAACAATGTGTTTATATAACTCCAAGGTGCATTCACAGGACTATCAAAACCATAAAGAAAACCTCTTAACCAGCCTTCTAAAGTTAATCTCATAGGATAAGCAACTCTAAATGGAAGCATCATTGTACTCCAACCCATTTGACCTTTCCAAAGAAGATCTGATCCACCAGTATATGCTTTAGGTAACGATAAATCTATATCTTTAACTTTTAAATCTGCTTCTTTTAATAAGTTACCTATTGGTGTGTCATCTCCAAATTTATTTACTCCTTTATTTATTTTTCTTGACAGTGCTTGGTCTATTGTATTAACAACTCTTTTTACATCTCTAAAATCTGTAAAAGTAAATGTTCTTTCCATTAATTGATAAGACCAAGGAACATCAAAAAACTTTTCTTTTCCAGCACCAAAACCTATTCTTTTAGCTGCTCTTACAGTTTTTCCATCACCTACATTGTATGCAACATTTTGTTGCCTAAATCTTTTTAATGCTTCATCACCCCAAAGTTCAAATGATTTAACTGTTTCTTTATTTTTTGCATATTTTTTAGTAAGATGTCCATAAAAGTCTTTTACTAATATTTTTTGTGCTCCATACCAATTTTTCTTTTGCAATTCTTTTGTTAATTTAAGTGCTGTGTCGTTTAAAAAACCTTTTTCTACTTTTGCAATAACACCATAATTAACAAAAGCATCTAATGTTTCTGTAAGATTTTCAAGATTAACTTCTTTTTCTGGTAAATATTTACCTATTGCACTAAGTGGATTATCAGGAGATGGGTTTTTTCTAATATTATTAAATGCTTTATAAGCTGAATTATTAAGCCAATCAGGAATTATTTTAGTTCCATTAAAACTAGGACCATTCCAATTAGTACCATTAAATGTAGAATCTTCTACAGCCTTTAATATATCATCATAATTTTCAGCTTCAAATAATTTAAGTGCAAAATCTGGATCTTTATTAGCTTTAAGTAATTGTAAAAATTTATCTGGACCTTTGTAATCTAAAATTATATCTGCTACTGCTTGACTTGTATCTTCTTTCATAAAATTTCTTGCTACTTCGGCAGCATCATCTAATTCTCCTGCTTTTTGTAATTCTTTTAATTTATTTAAAGTTTTGTTAGCTGTTTTTAATTTTTTCCCTCCTTGTACTCCTTTCGCACCACCAAAAGTAACATAAGTTGCAGGATCAAGAAATATCAAAGCAGCAGCATCTATAAGTCCAGATACCCAAAAATCTGCTCTTTCATTTTCTATACCAAGCACAGCATCTGAAATATATCTACCTGCTGTTATAGTTCTTCCACCATAAAGATTTGCTTCCTTTAATCTGTTAGCTTCATCTTCTGCTGGACCTGCTGATATAAAACCTGTTCCTGTCATTTCATCATAAATTTCAGTAACACCTTTTACACCTAATCTTTTATATGCTTCAGGTATGTTTTGTATAAAATCATCTGTGTCTAATTCGGCTTCTTCAGAGATTTTTTTTAAGACTACTTCTAAAGAACTAGGACCAGCATCTTTGTATGCTTTTTGTTGTTTTTGTTGGTTAA